CGAATAAATGCCGAAGTTCCGTTAACTTCTCCCCGTTAAAATTACTCACAATATTTCGGTCCCTTCTGAATAAAACTTAATATTCCGTCAATACTGTAGACAACCCATTAAGTTACTTTCTCCCAGTTCCCCCTTGGAGAACCAGCCGGGCAGTTAGCTTTTGCTAGCTGCTCTTTTATGGTTTCCCTTTCCCTCTGTAAATCGCGCTAATATCATCTGTATTTAATGCACATGGTAAGTATTGCCCATCAACAAGATCAAAAAGCATTATAAATTTTTCTTCATTCAGATAATCCATAATATCTCTAAAACTTTCATTACTGAAAAACGTTTGTTGTTCATCATTACTTTTAAGTGATACATATAAACTGCGATAGTCTCCCAATCCCATTCCCCTTTTCTACAAAATGAAATTTTTGTTTAGTTTTCGATATCTTCTAATGAAGCTAACACTTCAGATACTTTGTTAAACACCGATTCATCAGTAACCGATACGAATAACGGAATTCCTTCTCCTACAAACATACCAAGCACAAAAGATGAATCAGTATTATCTATAACCAGGTAAACCGGCATTTCAAATCCATAGATAACATGTGTAATTTGAAGTGTTCCATCTGGTTTGTTCTCTTGTTCTGATACATCAATTACATCTATTTTTGAAACCTTGTATTTCTTACCCTCCAAAATAACTACAGCATTTGTGAAATCTTTATCAAAAATACTCATCTAATCCTCCTCGAGTTCCGTAACAGTTATATAGTTCCTAGCGTTCTTCCGATTCGCTATTCTCCTTTGATACGCTGGTCTTGTATAAAAACGAACTGTCGCAGGAAGTACGCCCATATAATCAGCGCATTCCTGTATAGTTCCGATACATAGCAATGATTCACCTTTATAAACGACGTACTCCTTTAAGTTCATTGTCTAACTCTCCTTTGCTACTAAAATGAAGTTTTTATTTAGTTGTATAAAAAGTTACTTAATCATATAAACTAACCAAAAAACAGGAGTTAAAAATTGAAAACGTCACTCAAAATTCTTAAATATTTTTTATTTATACTTTTAGTTGCATCCTTATTATTTGTAGGGTACTTATGGTATTTTTCATCTCCAACCAAATAGCGTTTTTGTTTAGTTTTACTCCTCATCCCAACGTTCAACTCTTCCACGCGACCAAGACCAAATACCATTCTTCTGCAATGTTTCTAATTCAATTTCTACTGGAACATAGTCATCATCTAACTGCTGACTAATAAAGTCATCGGCTACATCTTTTGTAGGTAAGAAGCAAGCTTCGCTTAAATCCATTGTGTCCTCTTCTTTTGCGAAATCATAAAATACATCTTCCTGATATTGATAAGCAAGTGCCCAAAATTTCATATCCGTTTTCCTCCCGAATTATTAGTTTTAAAATTAACTCCTCGTCATTACTGAACGTCATATGATACGCTTCTTTGTATCATTGACTCCATATAAGTTACCTGTTCCTTCTCTGTAGTCCGCAATTACTTCCCCTTCTTTATCTAAGTAAACCGTTTCCCATTTTGGATGACAGTTATGACTATGTTTTCCGTATTTCTCAGCATCTTCAAACACTACGTTTATATTCCCGCTTCTATTACCACTTGCAACTCGCCCCTTATTCCCATCTACAACTACTTTCATTCCTCTTTTTAAGAAAGGCATATTCCGTTTTTTTGCGATGTCTTTAATTGATACAGCCATCTCCAACTCCCCTTTTCTCTCCAACAACACTTTGGTTTAATTTTTTTCTAAGAATCTACTCAATGAAATATGTCCAAAGAATTTTCCTATCAATTTAAGGTTTTCATCGTAAACATTAATATGTGCATCTTTCTCTTCTAAACCCCAACCTCTCTCACGACAAGTACAGAAATTCTGATCTCTTATGCCAATCAATAAGTTTCGTTGCAAATTAGCCAGTGACATCTTCTCACCTCGTTTTTTGTACAAAATAACGCTTTTGTTATAATTCACCTTCATGTTTAATTATTAGATACAAGACTTTTTCCGCATATGGTTCATCCTTATTAACAACTAAGTATTCAGGGTTGGGCGTACGACCCTCGTTGAATCGCATGTTGTTTATTTTAAGAGATAATGAATTTAATGCTGCAATCTCATTTTTGTTAGCGACTTTATCAATATCTTCACTCTTTAACACTACGAATTTCATTTCTTTTCCCCCGTTTCTTAATAAAATTCAAATTTTGTCTTACTTCACGTCTACACGTTTCTTACTGTCTTCTTCACTAAATCCGTTTGGGAATCGCTTCTTTAACTTATGAATGTTCTTCTCTGCAATCTCATTTAAATCAAGATGGTGCGTTTCTGCTAACGCTGCCAGGTACCAAAGCACATCGCCTAATTCCTTTTCTACCTCGTCTTCATTTAAATTGTGGCCATGATATACCGCCTTCTTGATATGGTCCGTAACTTCTCCCGCTTCTCCACATAACCCCATAGCATAGTTTGTAGCGTTCTGCTCGTATGTTCTTCCTGCTGCAAATGTTCTTGTAACTGCTGTTTGATATTCTTTAAAATTCATTCCATTACGCTCCTTTTAATGAACTTTCAATTCGTTCCTTACGTGTAAGTAAATCTTCTAAATTACCTTCTGTTTTCTTTTTCTCAAGCCCTAACATATTTAAATGTAGTTTCATATTGCTTATATCTGAATTAACGCTTTCTAATTCTGATTCGAGTTGAATTCTTGTTTCTTTTTTCATGCAATCCCTCCTATAGTCCTAATTCTTTTGCGAATTCACCAAACTCAAATCCAACCAATTCCTTCCCACTCGGAAACACTGTAACTGGTACACTCATGTAGTTCTTATCTGCTAACCACTCTACATATTCTTTGTTTTCTTCAATATTACGAGTTTCATATTCTACTTTTGCAGCATTTAACGCCCATTTAACTTCTTCGCAGTTCTTGCAATTGTTCTTCGTATAAACAACGATCTTAGTTGCCATTCTCTTCATTCTCCTTTGCTTCTGCTAATAATTGAGTTACCTCGTAAGTACCATGCTCTGTATATTTCATTGTTCTTCCTCCTTGTATTTAGATAAGATAACTGTTAATTTAACTGCCGTTTCCTCATTCGAAATCCATTGCCCTTTGTAATACCCAGCAAGTCCTAAATCTTCATCATCATAAGCCTTGTCTGCTCTCTTTCTGTTTTCCACTGCTGATAACTGTAACTGTTCAATATACTCTTCAATCGCTTCTCTCATAGCTTCCAGCTCCTTTTATCAATTTGAACAATTCTTGCTCGCTCATTTCATAAAGCTGACGTCCTGTCTCCTCTTCCTTGTAGATCCCTTTATGTAATAAGACGTCGATGAAAACTTGTTTCCTATCCATATTTCCTCCTAGCTTATCTGTTTCTTTTTCCTCGTTCTTTTAGCCATTGGCTTCGTTGCTGCTAAATATGGATGCATTCCCCTTTCCACTCTTTTATAGAAGCAAATATCACTAATACCGTTTCCTCTTGCTATTTCTAGATGAATTGTGTGCCCTTTTGGTTTTGATGCTGCATCTTTTGGAGTCATGCCATTTCTAATTCTTCTAAAATACGTAGATGGGCTAATCCCTAAGGACTCAGCGATGATCATCATCTTTCCGTGCTTCCCTTGATTCCCTTTACTTCTTAACGGTTCTGTTATCGCCCGTTCAATACTCCATCCGTACGTATGAACTCGTTGATAAACGTTCGTTTTCGTTATTCCTTTTACTGCCGCTTTCTCATAATCTTCATTAGTAATAACCGGTCCATAATAATTCACATCACTTCCTCCTTACCCTTCATTGAGCAACGTCTCCCTGTATTGATTACTGGCGTTGTCGCCGCTCTCTCCATGTCCCATTTCTGAGTGCGAATCCGCGATATGAAAGTTTGGTAGCCAATTCCGTTTTCCTTTGCGATATTCAACCATGTTTTTTCTGTTTTATCTTTTTGTCTTGTCGCTTTCGTCGCTGCATCTTTATAACTCCATCCGAGCGCGTTTATCCTGTTGTAAAATGTGCTACTATTTATCCCATTTTCTGCCGCCACTTTGAACCAATCGCCATG